AATACGGAAATCTACGAACTTATGAAGGGTCGCTTGTCTATCATAATTCAAGACAACAACGATAATTATATCCTCATGGGTCACACGACTGGAGCGGAAGCGACGGGAGGCACAGTAGGAACGGGAACGGCAAAGGGTGACCTTAACGGCTATCAGTTGCAATTCACAGCGGAAGAAGCTATTCCAGCTCCATTCGTTTCATCTACAGACACGCTCCTCACGTTTACGACTGTTTGATTTTCCTTTTTGGTTTTAGGTTAAAAGGACGGGGGAGGGCGCAAGTCCTCCCCTTTTTTATTCTCAAATGATACACCTCAACCCCAATTCAGCCACCGAGCAATTTATCTATCTGACGCTTCAGGAGATGAAAAAAGACCTCGACCCGTTTACCCATTATTTGATAATTTTGGAGAACATGGCAAGCACGGATAAACACGCCTTCGTCGGAGATGTAGAAGTTGATAACGCTCGATATACAAAAATCAGCGTCTACACGAACCAACCTCTCGGAACGGCAAGCCGTGTTCTCTTAATTGAGACGGGGTTCTATACGTATAAAGCATACGGCCAAAACAGCTCAACGAACCTCAACGCGAACGATGCTTCGGTTGTTGGTTTACTTGAGCAAGGGACGCTTAATGTAGCTGGCGCGACAGGTTACACGATCCCAGACATAACAATCCCCGATAACGTCATATATTACGAGTAATGGAATTAATACAACTCAACCAATACCAAGAGCGGAGCTACGCAGAGACTGCCAGCCGCGAAGGTTTCGTGAATTACGGGGCAGACAATCTCTTTCCTCAGTACCTCGTTGACCTCTTTCATTCGTCCGCTACTCACAACGCATTGTCAACAACTATTGCGATGATGATTTTCGGCGAAGGGTTCGACGCTACGAGCTTAGAAGGTCGCCTCGCTTTTGACCAATGGAATCTAAACGACGAACTCCGAAAGGCTTGCCTTGATTTTAAGATTCAGGGCGGCTTTGCTCTCGAAGTTAATTGGTCGCTTGATAGGACGACTATTGCCAACGTCTCGCACTTGCCCTTTGAGAATATCCGTTCGGGCTTTGTCAATGAGGACGAGATCGTAGAAACCTACTACTACTCTAAAGACTGGAGCAATAAGCAGGAAGAGCGCGTCGAAATTCACCGCTTTCACAAGGAGATGAACATCGAGTTTCCTACTCAGATTCTATACGTGAAGCCCTTCTCTCCGGGGTCTTTCTACTATCCCAAGCCCGACTATATCGGCTCAATTAACTACATCGAACTCGATAAAGAAATAGGGGTCTACCACATTAACAACATTAAGAACGGGATGAGTCCTTCGTTCTCGATCCACTTTAAGAACGGTATCCCTCCGCAAGAGGAGCGCAATCGAATCCGAATGGATATCGAACGACAACTTGCGGGAGCAAGCAACGCGGGGAAGTTTATCGTCACGTACTCAGACGATCCCGAAAGGAAGCCAGACTTCGAGCCGTTCCAATTGTCGGACGCTCATAATCAATACCAATTCCTTTCCGAAGAAGTTACCTCGAAGATTATGGTCGGTCACCGCGTTACGTCGCCTCAGATGTTCGGGGTCTCCGTACCGGGTAAGTTAGGGGGCGGTGGAGAGCTTGAGACAAGCGCAGAACTCTTCGAAGAGAATGTCATCTCAGGTTATCGCGAGGTAGTCATTGAGTCGGTTTATACGCTTATGCGAGCCGCTGGAATAGATGCGAAGGTTGAGCCGCTTGGAGGAGCAGTAGAAGAAGCCAACGTCGAACAATCATATACAGGTGTTCAAATCAGTTCAGCGGTTGACGTTATCTCGAAAGTCACAACCGGAGAACTCACCCGCAATCAAGCTATTCAAATCCTCGTCTCGATGCTTGGGTTCGGGTTGGAACAGGCTGAAAATATGTTCGCGACCGACTTACAACTCTCAAAGGAAGAGCCGCAAGAAGTGAACCTCGACGGATGCGTTGACTACCTCACCGACAAAGGCGAAGAGATGGGGGGTGAATGGGAGTTGATAGATGAATCTCCCGTCGATTACGACCTTGAGAAAGCACGGGATGCGATGTGGGCATTTGCAAGTGTTCCTTCATCCAATCCCAACGGCAAGAGCGAACAAGATACCGAGATCATCAAAGTTCGTTACACCTATGCTCCGAAGTCCACGCAAGCTGAATCCCGCGACTTCTGTAAAAAGATGGTCAACGCTGGCAAAGTCTACCGAAAAGAAGACATCGAAGCCGCTAGTTTACGCGCGGTGAATCCGGGCTTTGGTGAGGGTGGGTCAAACACATACGATTTGTTCCTTTTTAAAGGCGGTCCGAGGTGCCACCATTACTTCAGCCGTCAAACATACTTGAGGAAGAACAACAAGAAGATCTCAGTCAACCAAGCCAAGAAACTCATCCGAGAAGCCGGGGTCGATGCGAAGCGATTACCCGAAAACGATAAGCGAGTTGCACAACGTCCTGTCGATATGCCGAATGAAGGCTTCATAACCCCCCGATAATGTCACTACAAGCAGAAGTCCTCTTTGTGAATCCGGATTATATTAAGCGGATCACCAACATAAACGGAAGCATCGAGGACGCTTACCTCGTTCCTTCAATTATCCTCGCTCAGGACAAGTATATCCAGCTCTATTTGGGGACTGACCTCCTCAATAAACTCAAGGCCGATATTCAAGCGGGTACGCTCTCCGGCGATTACGCCGTCCTCATGGATTCCTACGTCCGCAAGGCTACCCTTTGGTGGGCTATGGTCGAAATGATTCCTTCGCTTTACGTGAAGATGGATAACGGGTCTTTAGTTATTCGGATATCTGAAGACACTACGAGCATAACCCCGGACGATTTGCACCGAGAGGTAGAACGAGCGCGACAAAATGCGCAGTTCTACACCTTCCGACTGTATGACTACCTCTGTAATAACTCCTCGCTGTTTCCTGAATACACTTCGAACACGGGGGCCGATATGCTTCCACAGCCTGCCGACTATTATCAGAGCGGAATGAGTATTTCGGGAAGCAGTAGATATCCGCGTTTGGTAGATTTAAGAGCGTTCTTCGGATGAGAAAGAACCGCAAAGAGAATATAACGCTATTGAAAAAATTCCTCGATGACATCGACAGAAATAATCCTCACAATTCTCCCAAGCGCGATAACGATCGTGATGGTGTGGGTAAACCTAAACAGAGAAATTGAAAAGCTAAAGGGGCGAATAATTCGCGTAGAGTCCGATAAAGACGAGCTAAAGAAGATGATGAAAGAGGTCATCGAGTCAGTTCACAAAATCGAAATAATGCTCGCGAAAAAATGAGATACTTTACCCTTGACGAATTCGATTCCCCCGACTCTCCCGGCTCTGGCGAGATGATGGATCAAGACTTCTTGTCTATGCTTGACGAGGCTCGCGATTGCGCAGGGATTCCCTTCATTATTAATAGCGGCTTTCGTACCGTCGCCTATAACCAAGACCTAAAGAAGAGGGGCTACCCTGTAGCGAAGAACTCTTCGCACTTGTTAGGGCTTGCCGCCGATATACACGTAGAAGATTCGAGGGCGAGGTACATCATTCTCGAAGCACTTTCCGAAGTCGGTTTCAATCGAATAGGAATCGGGCCTGGGTTCCTTCATGTGGATTTAGACGTAAATAAGTCGCAACATAGAATCTGGACGTATTGAATAACTTCCGCCCCCGCTTAGATCCCAAACTCGCAAAGGCTATCAAGAGCCTCAAGAAGAACGAGCGACGGATTCTTTGCATAGGGGATTTACATTGTCCTTTTGAGCTAGACGGCTACCTCGAATTTTGCGTGGAGACCTACGAGAAGCATTACTGTAATCAAGTCGTTTTTATCGGGGATATCATAGACAACCACTACTCAAGCTATCACGAGAGCGACCCGAACGGCTTGGGAGGGGGCTACGAATTACAACAAGCTATCCAGCACGTCGCGCAATGGGCTGAGGCTTTTCCCGTGGCTGACGTTATAATCGGAAACCATGACCGTATCATTATGAGAAAGGCCTTCTCTTCGTCCGTCCCTCGTGAATGGATACGCGACTACAACGAGGTTCTCGGTACTTCGTGGAATTGGGTCGAGCGCATTGAGTACGATGGAGTACAATACTGCCACGGGGAAGGCGGGACTGCCCGCACGAAGGCAAAGAACGACATGCAAAGCACGGTTCAAGGCCATATACACACGAGTGC